GTTCTTTTATCTTTTCTGTCTTCTTTATCTGAGTCAATTTTTGACTTAGTTCCTGCGTGAACCTGTGCTAACTGCATGTTGTACTGGAATTCAACTTCCATTAAGCCTTTTTTGATTTCAGCTTCTTGTTGCATTTTTTGTATTTCAAACTGTGCTTTGCTTTGTTCTACTTGAACTTTTGTCTGAGCTAATGCTTGACCTTTTTGTACCTCTGCTTGCGCAGCCACTTGCTGAGCCTGCGCATTGGCTTGGGCTTGAGCTTGAATGTTTTGCTGTTGCATCGCTTGATCTCTTTCGCCCTTCTTTTTTCTTCTAATCTTTAACAGCTGATTAGCTAGTTTTATGTTTCTTATTTCTCTAAGATCAATAGCATCTTCTAAGTCAATACTTTTTTGAGCTAAAGCTTGTTGTATATTGTTTTCCAGTACTGCTTTCTCTTCTTCGTCAGGAGCTAGTTCTAAGAATATACCAAAGTCATATAAATGCAGGTTAGATATTTCCTCTAAAACAGCCACGTTGTGACCTCCGATTTTTTGGATAAAAGCCTTTTTAGAAGGAGAGTATTCCAATATATCTGATATTCTCAATGACACGCTTTCAGCTACCTCAGAGGTTAAGTGAAGGCTAGATTGTAATATATGACGTGTAGCTGTGTTAGAATTAGCGGCGGCAATTTTTTGTATACCAACCAAGGCGTTTCGGTCAGGAGTGCTTCCGTCTCTAGCTTCGTTTAGACCTGTTACGTCACGTATCATCTGTAAATAATAGTTGTACGTTTGTATAAGTGAGCTTAGTTTTGCGCTACCGTTACCTGATGCAATTTCTTGAATAGGTACTTTACCTGGATTCATATCACCGTCTTGAGTGAATGACCTACCTATAACAGAACCTGTTTGGAAAAACATATTTAAAGCCTCTTGAGGATTATAGTTTGTTCCATTACCTAAGTCTACTTCAGCTAAACCGTCTGCGTCTAAATAGACTCCATCTGGAATCATTCTAGAAAGAACTTGCTGCAGTTTTAAATGAGTCAATTGAACCATATCTGCAAAGCCAATAATACGACTAACTAAAGATTCTATTTTGCCTTTGTACATTCGAGGCGCTACTATGCTGTAATTCATCTTTACTTTAGAGCTGTCACTTTTCGGACGTACCATATTTTTAGCTAGCTCCCACTTGAGCAGTTTGCTAGTTCCTAAAACAAGCGCTCCCTCGTAAAGCACTTCCATTGATCTTGAAAGCTTTTCGAAATCGCCTTCGTTATCTTTTGGAGGGTTGAAAGAATCTGTTTTTTCAATCGCTTTTTTAGCGCCTGAAGCTGTTGTCTTAACTTTGTAAACTTCGTTAACATATGTTTTATAATTAAAGTAAAGCATTTGCACAGAGTTGCTATCTATGTTGCTAGTCTTGTTAATATTGTTTCCGTATCTGTTATTATTTTTAGAACTCTTAGCAACTATTTCTTTTAACTCTTCATTAGTCAAAGAAGGAAACTCTTTAACGAGCTCGTTGATAGGAACTGTTTTTACTTCTCCTACGTAATATACGTCGTCAAAGTAAGGTGAATCTGTATAGGAATAAACTATATCAGCAGGGTCTACATATTCTATTTTTACACCTTCTGAGTGATTAAAAGTATTTTTAACACATCCCATTCCTAAAACGGTTAAATCTTGATTTACTCTTTTCTTTATTAAATCATATTTATTCCCAGCCATTAAAACTTTAATAGCCTGTTCTTCCGCTATCTCTACAGCTTGCTTGTAGGTAATTTGCATGTGTAAATCTAACTCCTCTTGAGAATCTGGTAGTGTTTCCTTATTGTTTTCGTAAAGATCAATGCCAAAGTTTTCTGCGGAAAAGTCACTAAGCTCTCTAGTATTCATATCTCTTAAAACCGACTCCATATACTTAGTACGTTTACTCATACCGTAAGGGTCTTGAGAATAAGCTCTAATATTAAAAGCTCTTTCAGATATACCGTTTGCTACAATGTCAACAAACTTTGAAACAATAGGAACCGGTGTCCAGTCTAAGTTTAAATAAGACAAGTCACCATTGATAGATAATTCATCTTTATATTTTTGAACAGGCTGCTCTCCTCTAGCGTAGAGTCTTCTAGTGTGAAAACTTCTTTGATTGCTAGCAAACCTAGTGTTCGTAGTTCCATAGTTAAACCATTCCTGTTCAATAGCCTTAGCTACCTTTAAGCCATACTCTTCAGACGCTTTTTCTGCGTCGGCGACGACTTGACTAGGAAAAAAGTTTTTTACAATTGCTTCAGCCATACTACTTTATTATTTTTGATGTTGCCCCGGTATTTGAATATCTAGCAATACCTAAGTTTAGTTTCTTTTTTTGTTTCGTGTACACGGGTTTGTATCTGTTTTTGTTACAAGCCATTACTGCTAAACCAGAGCTAATAGAAGCATCGTGTTTAGTTCTGTTATTTATATTAAATTTAGCCCAGTCTTCCAAAGTACGCTGCATGTACATATTACCATATGTTTCCCCCAGGAATCCAACGTGATTTTCTATATAAGATTCAATAGCAGAAGCGTGAGCTTGTTTTATATCTTGGCTAGAGTTTGGTATACCACCGATTTCTTTTTCAGTAACGGATAATTTATTCCAAACCTTGTCTGGCCTATTCATTGAAAAACCTCTATAGCCTCTTCTTTTAAAATGATACAATAATCTAGGTTTGTTATTTTCAGCCAATATAGGCATACCGTAAAATACGCAAGCCATCAATACATCCTCAAAGAATATTTCCGCAGTTTGAGGTCTTGATATATATTCTAGGAAAAAACAGTTAGGAGGTGCGTCTTCCATACTGAACTTAGTTAAACCGTGTAATGCTCCGTTAGAACCTTTACCGTCCACTGTTCCTGATATATCATAGCTATCACATCCGAACGCTCCCATGTGCTCATTGCCTGGATATTTCACTCCATTCTTTATTATTACTTGGTTTTGAAGATTATTAGGTGGAACCCAAGATATTTTAAACCTGCCGTTTTTATTAGGGCTAAATACAACTCTTGTATCTTTAACGCCATTCTCCCAAGCGAAACTCCCTGTAGTAACTACGGCCGTATTTTTTAAATCCTCATTGTAGTCAATTTGCTCGTATATTTTAGATAAATTAAACAAAGACTCTTTTGCTTCATCTCTAAACGCGTGCTTCTCAGTTCTAGGGAATTGTCGGTAAAATTCGTTCAACCCGTCTTGATCATCTTTTAAGCCTTCAACTTCGTTTTCCCAATGCTCGATAACCCCTAAATCTATTAGCTCTCCGTCAATTCCTTTGATAGGTTTTTTTGGCGTATCGAACACAGGTAATCCAAAAGCGTCGATGTATCCTTCGTAGTTCCATTCCATAGGGATGAACAAAGAATATAATCCTGAACCAGTCTGTCCGTTGCGGTTTCTTTTTTCAACATTTGAGCTTTCATATAGCTTTTTGAAATTATCTCCTCCTTTATCTAGTGCATTTGATGTTGATCCCATCATAAACTTACCGATAACTTTGCTACCTAGCCTTAAACAGGTTTTAGTAACTCGCCAGTTGTTTAATATATTATCTGGCTTTTCCCACTTTCCACTCTCATCGTGTACTAGCAATTTCAATTTTTCACCATCATAACTGTTGTCCCCAGTATTCTTCCAGTCAATTGTAGTATCTAGCCCTACAAGTTCTTCTAGCTGTTCATTAGAATCTAACTTTTTTCTAGTCAACTTGCTTGCGGGGATTCTATATGCTAATTCTGTTTTCGGCCTATCCATACCGTCTTGTATGGGTTTAAAGAAAAACGGATAGTTAATAGATATAGGTACAACTTTGTCTGTAAACATTTTTTTAGCATCTGCTCCTGACTTTGATAGTATACCAAAACGA